AAGTGAAGAGTAACGCGCCGAATCACGGGCTCGACACCTCAGCGATGATGCTGTGCATGGCCACGATTGCGAACGTCGTGCGCTACACGCCGGTGAAAGACTGAGCGCCGGTTTGACGTTTCGAGCCTTGGTATGCTCGACAACCCTTTTCTCGGACTGGACAGCGCCACGCTGACGGCGCTCAAGACCAAGACGATTGACGCGATTCAAGCGGTGCTTTTGAACCAGAGTTATTCGTTGAACGGGAAAAGCGTGAGCCGAGCAGACCTCAACGCGCTCAACAATATGCTTGGCAACCTTCAGGACGCATTGACGAACGCGGCTGGTGACTCCACAGATACGACCTTCGTGAGCTTCACTGGACTCTGACCTTATGGACAACGACATTTTCGACGCGTCAAAATTGATCGCTCAAAAACCGTGGCTCGACCGCGCGCTCGAAAACATCGCACCGACGTGGGCGCTGAAACGGCTAGAGGCTCGCGTCGCAAAGTCACTTTTCGAGTACAATGCGGCGCGGACCAATCGCTTGTATGCTCCGAAGCAATACGCGCAGCCAGCGGAGTCATCGCAGAACCAGCGCGACCGCGTCGTGATGATGTATGAGGCGCAGGACTTGGTGCATAACTTCCCAGAGGCTCGTGAAATCTCGCGGAAGTTCGGGACGTATCTCACGCCCAACGAGTATTCGCCGACGACGGGAGATCGCGATTACAACCAGACCATAAGCGAGTATTTCCATGCGTGGTGCAAGACGTGCGACGTGACGAACCGGCACAGCTTCAAGAAGCTCGTGCAGCTCGCCGCCGAGGAGCGTCCGGTCGATGGCGATTGCGGATTCGTGATTCGTCGCAGCGGCGAGGGGCTCAAGTTGCAGCTCGTGCCCGCGACGCGCATCGGCAATCCAAACGACACGGCGGTCGCGTCGAACAACTACTTTCAAGGCATCGTCACGAACGACTTTGGCCAGCCGGTCGCATATCGGATTTATCGAGTCACGCGGGACGGCGTTTACTTCGGCGCGGAGGACATTCCTGCGAATCAGTTTTGTCACTACCTCGACCCATTTCGGGTGGACCAGTATCGTGGCATCACTGATTTTCACGCCGCGATTCAGACGGCGCGGATGCTTCACGACATCCTGCAAGCCGAGAAGGCGGGCGTGCGTTTCTCGTCGCAGCAGGCCGCGCTCATATTCAACGACCGCGGCGTCGCGAATCCGCGCAACCTATTCCAGCCGAATCCCGCGCTCTCGCTCCCGAGCGGACAGCAGCAGAAAAACGAGCTGACCGAGGTGGGCATGATTCGCTATTTCCAGAACAGCGACCGCGTCGAGGTAATGCCGTCGCGTCCGTCGCAGGCGTTCACGGGATTCGTGCAGCATCTTATGCACGAAATCGCTCTGGGCGTGGGCGTGCCTGAGGGCGTGCTTTTTGGTACGCAGGACTACAAGGGGCCGAGCGTTCGCGCCGAGTTTGCCGCAGCCGACCGCGTGTTTACCCGCCAGCAAGGCGTTCTCACCGACAAGGTTCTCGACCCGATCAAGGACGCCGTGATTCTCGACGCCATCGCGCGCGGGGAAATCCCGCCGCCTCCGCTGCTGGCCGGCGAGACGATGGTGCACGCGTTGCGTCGCGCGACCTCGGGCGAGTGGCGTTTTCCCGCCAAGCTCTCGATCGACGTGGGCCGCGAGAGCGCCGCGAACATGAACGAGAATCGGCAGGGCGCGAAGTCGCTGCAAGAAATCGCAGCGGAGGAAGGCACGGACGCCTTCACGCGGCTTGAGCAGATCGCGATTGAGGCCGCTTACGTGAAGCAGCTCGCCGAGAAATACGGCGTGCCGGAGACGGCGATTCGGCTTACGACAAACTCGCTGCCGAGCACGCCAGCAGCCGCAGCCGCAGCAGGCGACGCGGTGGGCGTCAGCGCGGCGGAGGCGCAGGCGGCGAGCGTCGCACCGGCACCGGCTGAGCCCGCACCGGCTGAGCCCGTCGAGCAGGTTCAGAACAGCGCGAACCTCGTCACGATCAACCTCGCGGACGGCTCCTACATCCCGAACGACGCGATGATCGCCAACGCAAAGCGCGCACTCGCTGCTCGCGAAAAGGCAACGCCATCGAATCGCGGCATGACCGCTGTCGGTCTCGCCCGCGCTCGCGACATCCTCAACAAGCGTCCGCTCTCCGAGGACACCGTGCGCCGGATGAAGGCCTACTTTGACCGCCACGAAATCGACAAGCAGGGCGCGACGTGGAAGACGCAGGGCAAGGGCTGGCAGGCTTGGAACGGCTGGGGTGGGGACGCTGGGCAGACGTGGGCAAACGCAATCGTGGCGCGGCTCAACAAGGCGAATGCGCGCACGCAAGCCGAGAACTCAAACCCTCGCGTTGATCTGGCCGCGAAGATGGAAGTCGAGCGCACGTTCATTGAGAAATCCAAACCCAGCGCGGATGAATGGCTGAGTGCATTGATCAAATACCGAGCGAAATTCAGCGAAAAACTTGCCGACGTTTCAAAGCCAATTCTCAACGGTAAAGGCATCATCGAACTCGCAAAGCCAATCGAAAAAACTCTTTAACAAAATGGACACCCAGACACAAATCGAACGGCTGATTGAGTTGGCAATCGTGCAACGCACCGAGCTTCGCGAACTCGTGGAGCAACTGCCGACTCTGCGCGAGCATCTTAACGCGGAAATCGAGCGCACCTTCGAGGAGACGGAGCCGCAAATCCGCACCGAACTCGAAGAGTTCTGCCGAGCGCGCGCGACCGACGAACACGCAAAGACCGGCGCGGCGCTCGCTGCGAAAGTCGAGCAGCTATCGAAGCAGCTTGAGGTCACGACCGCCGCGAAATACTCGGTGCTCATGGCCGAGCGCGCGGAGAACGCGAACCTGCTCGCGAAGGCCGAGGCGCGCATCGAGGACGCGGCGTCAATGCTCACGCACGCCGTGAAGGAAATCGTTACAGACGAGCTCTCGCGCTTCCCGCGCGCTGGCGAAATCGACCAGCTTCGCAAGGAGTTCGCCGAGCCTCGCGGGCTCAATCCTCGTGGCCGGTGGATGCCCGATGAAACTTATCAGCGGCTGGATCTCGTCACGATCAACGGCGACAGCTTCGTGTCGAACATCGACGGCAATCGCGAGCGGCCGAGCCGCACGGCTGGCGATTGGACTCTGAGCGCAGCGCGTGGCAACGGGGGCGGAGGTGGCGGTGTCACTACGATGACCGACCTCGTGCCCGTGCCGAGCAACGGACAGCTTCTCATCGGCAACGGCTCGGGCTTCGTAAACTCCACGCTGACCGCGGGCACCGGCATCTCGATCTCGAACGGCGCGGGCTCGATCACGATCAACGCGACGGATGGAAACATTACGCTCGACGACGGCACGGCGGCGGCTCCCTCGCTCAACTTTACGAACGAGCCCACGACCGGACTCTTCCGCGCGAGCGCGAACGTGATGGGCTTCGCGGTCGCTGGCACGAGTCGCGCGACGATGACAGCGACGGGCATGACCGTTACCGGCACGATCACGCCGAGCGGCAGCGTGCACGCGGCATCTGGCACGTTCGGAAATCCGAGCCTCGCGTTTTCCGCCGACCAAACGACCGGCCTTTATCGCATCGGAGCGAGCAACATCGGTGTGGCTGCTGGCGGCGCGAAGGTGCTCGATGTCGCGACGACGGGGCTGGGCGTCACCGGCACGCTCTCCGTCTCGGGCGTGGCGACGCTGGGCGCGGGCGCGATTCTCAACACGCCAGCGAGCGCCACGCTGACCAACGCGACCGGACTCCCGATCTCCACCGGAGTCTCGGGGCTCGGCACAAACGTGGCGACGTTCCTCGCGACTCCATCCTCGGCAAATCTCGCGGCGGCGCTGACCGACGAAACGGGCACGGGCGCGCTGGTGTTTGCGACGAGCCCGACGCTTGTCACGCCGATCTCCGCAACCCTCACCTCCCCCGCCGCGACCGACCTGACGCTCGCGGGCGGCAGCAGCGGCGCGAGTCTGGTGCTGGGGCAGGGAACAGGTTATGCCGTGGCAACCTCGACCGACACCGGCACCGCTGGAGAACAGATTGCCCTTGTTGCATCTGCCACTACGAGCGGCACACCTACCGCTGGATACGGACCATCGTTGCGATTTTTCCGAAAGGGTAATGACGGAGGCGCGGCTGGGTCTGCGGCTTCCGTTCGTGCCGTTGCCATTACCGGCACGGGCGGCTCGCAATACAATTCCAATCTGACGCTCGCTGCACGACTCGCGGGCAACATGGTAGATGTTTTGACGGCCACAGGAGCGGGCACCGTATCCATCCCCTCCTCCACCGCAGGCTCCGCAAGCGCAGGCGCGCTAGTGGTCACGGGTGGGCTGGCGACGGGCGCGGCGAGCTATTTCGGGGGCGCGGTGACGGTGGCGGGGCTATTACAAGGGATTGCTGCTCAAGGCACTAACTCCTATTTGGCCTTAACAACGACTGGGCTAGTAAACACCATCGTTGGGTTTAATGATTCTGGCGGCACTGTAACCAATATCCCCAACCGACACTCATATTTTGGGAATCTTCAAACATACCCAGTAGCAATACTTACTAACGGGGCGGTGCCAGCCATCTTCTCCTCCACCGGCCTAGCAGTAACTGGCGCATTGAGCACCACCGGAGCCGCCACCTTCGGGGGCGCGGTGACGATTGGCAACACCGTCAACACCGTTTCGCCAACGTCTCCAAACCGGACGATCACGATGGTCGTGAACGGCGTCACCCTCTACTTAGCGGCCAAAACCACGAACGACTAATCTACACCCATGACCATCCCAATCGCACCATACACAATGGGGTCTCCAGCAGCCCCGAAAGTCGGCGTCCTCTTTGAGGTCCGCTACGTCCAATACACGCAACCAACCGCCGTGGCCGACTGCCACCTGCTCGACGCCGAGGGCGTGGAAATCATGCCCGTGGGCCTTGTGCCAGCGACGGCAGAACAATGCGCCGCGTGGACGGACGACGCTGCGTTTGCTGGCGTGTTGGCCGTGAACGCGGGGTTTGAACTTCTACCATGACCAAAGACGAACACAAATCCCAGATCGTTACCCAACTCCAGCAGCAGTCCTTGAACTTGCTGGTTGACTCACTCGCGGCTGCGCTGGCCGAGATTGAACAGCTCAAGGCCGCTGCCGCTGACAAGCCCACGCCGTGACGCTCAAACGCTCACTTCTCCTCGCGGTGCTCGCGCTCGGCCTCGTGGTCGTGCTGGGCCTTGCGTTGCGGAGTGAGCGCGTGCTCACGGCGGGGTTGCCGCTGCGGATCGTGGCCAAGACACAGGAGGAGGCACGCACGCTGGCAGGGCTCGGGGCCGTGGCGGTGCTGGGCACGGGCTCGATGGCTCCTTACATCGCCGCCGCGCCCGCGGGAACCGACCCGCTGGCGACGGTGATGGCCTACGTCGTGACGGTTCAGGGCGCGACGATTGCCGACGTGCGGGCGGGTTCGCTCTGCATCTACATTCCCGAGTGGGCAGGTCGGCACGTGATGCACCAAGCGGCGAGCTTCTCCGAAGGCGGATGGATTATGACGGGGCTCGGGACGAAGACCTACGAAAACGCCGAGCGGATGACGGGGCGGAACTTTGTCGGCATTGTTTCCAGAACTTACATCTGGCCCTAATGTATGGATGCACTCGAAATCTTAGTCAAAGGGTGGCCGATTTTTCTCGGCATGATTACCCTGATTATCGTGCTCTCAAAGCTCGATCTGCGCGTGGCCGTGCTAGAGGAGAAAATCAAAGCGTTGTTCGATATGTTCAATAAAAAATGAACCTCCTCGACCTCGTAGGAAACGCTCTCGGTGGTGGTGCGCTCGGCGTGATTCTTCGCATCGGCAATGGATTCTTCGAGGAATACAAGGCCGGAAAAGACCACGCGCGGAAGCTCGAAGAGGCGAAGACGATGGCGGGCATCGCAGCCGATGCCGCAGCGTGGTCGGCGTTCACGGCTAGCCAGCAGGCCGCGACCGTGCCGAGCAACGTCGCGCCGTGGTGTGCGAACATCATCACGCTATTTCGGCCCTTCATCACTTTGACTTTGGTCGGTGTGGCGACGGTGGTGTATTTCCACTCAGTCGGACCGGAGCGCGCGCCGATGGTGGAGCAAATCAACTTCGCCGCGTTCAACTGCGTCGGCTGGTGGTTCGGAGACCGCATGGCGAAGAAAAACAAATGAACTCCGACAACATCCGCGCTACCCTAACCGCCGCAACGCCAGCCGCTGCGATGGTCTCGCTCTCGCAGATCAATGAGGTGGCCGCCCTCGTCGGCACGCTCCTCGGCATTGCGTTCTTGCTCTGGCGGTGGCGCCGCGAGGCGCAGAAGCCGGACTGAATTTGACGGCCATCGCCTTGGCGATGGAACCCGTCATTACATTCGCAGCCTCCGCCGGCGTCATCGACGCGCAGACCGGCATCATTCGCGGCGTCTCGCTCATCACCAAAGGACCGGCTCTCGGTCATGGCGTGATGATCGACAGCACGACGCTAGAGCAGGTAAAGAAGGCCGCGGAGCAATACTCCGGCGGGCTCAAGGTGAAGCTCAACCACAGCGGCGGCGCGGGCGACATCGTCGGTTACATCGACACGCTGCGCATCGAGGGCGAGAAGCTGCTCGGTGATTTGCATCTGCTCGAATCCTCGGTGCACCGCGCTTACATCTTGGAGATTGCCGAGCGGATTCCCGACACGTTCGGGCTCTCGATTGCGTTCTCGGGTCCGTCGGAAAAGAGCGCGGACAAGCTGACGACTTTGCAACGGTGTTCGGAAATTTACTCGGTCGATCTCGTCAGCGAACCCGCTGCGAACCCGAACGGATTTTTCTCGCGTAAACTGAAACAACTTCAGAACGGCGAAATCGAGCAACCGTCCGCAGAAATCGAAATCGAATTACCCATGAACGAAGAAATGAAAAAGGCCATCGAGGG